GCAGCCGCCGGGGCAGCCGCCTGGGAAGCCGCCTGGGAAGCCGCCTGGGCAGCCGCCTGGGAAGCCGCCTGGGAAGCCGCCAGGGAAGCCGCCGGGGCAGCCGCCTGGGAAGCCGCCGGGGCAGCCGCCAGGGAAGCCGCCGGGGCAGCCGCCTGGGAAGCCGCCGGGGCAGCCGCCTGGGCAGCCGCCAGGGAAGCCGCCGGGGCAGCCGCCGGGGCAGCCGCCTGGGAAGCCGCCAGGGAAGCCGCCTGGGCAGCCGCCAGGGAAGCCGCCGGGGCAGCCGCCAGGGAAGCCGCCGGGGCAGCACAAGCCGCGATCATCAGGCGATACCTCCTACCTGATAGCACTCCTGCATCAGAAAACATCGCAATAACGCTGGAAGATCTTCAGGAGCGTGTGGCGTGATCCCAGATTACGACGCATACGGGAACCGCATCGAGCCTACGGCCGAGAGGCGCTCGTCTGTATTCAGCGCTTCGGACGAACTCTGGCTGCGTGATGGGCATATCACCCTGACTCCGCGATCTGATCGCTACGCCGAATACCGCGAGAGGATTGCGCTCCTGGGCGATGCCAGCGCGCGGGCCCGGGAGATTGAGCATCTGACAACCGAGGTCGTCGATAACCGCGACACCATTGAGTGTCTGCTGTGGAAACTCGTCCGTCGTGAACAGTCCATCGGCTGGCTGATCATCGTTATTGGCTGCCTGCTCCCGGCGAATTTCATTTTACTGATCTTTTGGGGAGCGTCCCGGTGAAGAAGCCGCTGTGTATTGATCTTTTTGCGGGTTGTTCCGGCTGGGGAGAAGGTTTTGTGGCGGAAGGCTTTCGCGTGGTGGGGTTCGACATCGTACACGAGCCATATCACGGCGAAGTGCCGGATGGCTGCACGCTGGTTCTCCAAGACGTGCTGACGCTTAATGGCGCCCAGTTCAAGAATGCGACGTGCATCATGGCCAGCCCGCCTTGTCAGGAGTACAGCTACCGGGCGATGCCGTGGAAGCGCGCGAAGGCGCTTCCGCCTCCGGGTAACGAACTTTTCGATGCCTGTTTCCGGATTCAGCGCGAGGCGTGCGAGGCGGCAGGCAGGTACATCCCGATGGTGGTGGAGAACGTGAATGGAGCGCAGCGGTGGGTTGGGCGTGCGGTGTCGCATTACGGGTCGCAGTACCTGTGGGGTGATGTCCCGGCTCTTTTGCCGGTATCTGTCGAAACGAAGGGATTCAGGCGGCGCTTTGAGAATACGCCGATGGCGTGGCACTCCTCGCGCAGCCATGCACGAAAAGCAGCATCCGCACAAATAGCCCGCATCCCTTTTGCACTCGCGAACCACATCGCCAAGTGCTTCAAGCCGCGTGAAAGCGAGGTTGCCGCATGAGGCTTCCGCTCCTCGCTCTTCTCGCCGTCTCAGCGCACGCCTGCCTCTGGGACGAGAAGGACGAGCGGCTATTCTGTGGGTTCACCGAAATTCAACCGACGTGGGCGATCCGCTGCAATCCGCCGACGCCGGAGCCAGCCAGGTCGGACACGGGCACGGTGTACTGCGGCGAAAAGACGTTAGGTTCGTCGTCTGAATTAAACCTGGATTGCAATGTTATCAAGGCCGCTGAAAACTTTAGATCGACGGACGGCACTTCCAGCATGAAATTGAAATGCGCGGTGGTTCCTATGAGCAAAATGGAGACCGTGAAGTGAGCGAACAATCAACAGCAGTAGACACAGCGCTGGACATCCTGATGACGGTGCCGGCACAGTACAGGCCGACAGTCATGTCATTGGCGAATGGGATCGCCGATATGGAGCAAGTCGACCGCGACGAGCTCGGGCGCTCCCTAGCCAGGGTCGAACGATACGCGGCGAAACGTCAACGGCAAGCACCACAGTTGAGCACTCCGAAGCGCCGCGGCCGGCCGCGCAAGCAGGAGGAAGCCGCGTGAGGCCATTCTGCGCGAAGTGCTGCCGCGAGATGCACCCGACTCGGAACAATCGCGCCGTCGAGATCCGGGAGCAGATCTACCTGGGCGATGAGTATACCTGCGACGGGTGCGGCGCGAAGATCGTCACGGGGTTTGGAGATCGCCCGATAGCTTGCTCTTGGGACACGAGGCGCGATTACGCCGCAGTCCGAACGCATGAAATTGCGCACCGTAATCTTCTGGTGGAGGCAGCGTAATGGGTGTCGCGGCACAGATCGAAGCGCGGCGTATGTCGGCGGCTGAGTACTTCGATGCGCCAGGTCTATCGTACTCGCAGATGAAAGATCTCGCTGTCTCGCCGTTACGTTTCTGGTTTCGCTGGATCAACCCTGAGCGCGTGATCGAGGAGCCTACGCCAGAAATGCGGCTTGGTTCAGCGCTCCACTGTGCGGTGCTCGAGCCGGATGTGTTTCTGGACCGTTACGCCTCCAAGATCGGGCCGGAAGATTTCGACGGCTGCCTGGAAACTATCGAAGACATCCGTTTGTGGATCAGGAGCAAAGGGCAAACTCCAAAAGGCACGCGAAAGGCAGATGTCATCGAGCAGGCTGTCTCCATTGATGCCAGCGTGCCGATCTTCGACGTTCTGGAGCGCCGTCACTTCGCGCAGCATAACGGTAAGGTCATGTTGCCGCGCGATGACTGGGACCGCGTGTACGCGGCTGCGAAGGCCCTGCAAGCTGAACCAAAGTTGCAGGCAATCCTATCCGAAGGCGGACAGTCCGAATTCTGCATTCTCGTGCGAGATCCAGAGACAGGCGTCCGGCTGAAGGGCCGTCTCGATTGGGTGACAGAAAAGACAATCCTCGACCTGAAGACCTTCAGCCAGAAGCGCGGCAAGTCGATCGATAAGACTGTCACCGACGCTATCTACTGGGAGCAATATCATTTGCAGGGCTACTTCTATAGCCTCCTGATGGCGCTGTTTGCTGGCCTTGATCCAACGTCAGGACCGCAGAAAGTACAGCGCTACGTGCTGGCCTTTGTCGAGTCAGAACAGCCGCATGAGGTGCGAATTCGCTCATTGCTTCCCAAAGCGGCCGCCCAGGTCAACATGCTTTGGGAGACGGCGCGCATTGAGGTGCGTAATCTGATTCGGCTGTACGCAGCCTGCTCAGAAAAGTACGGCACAAAACCCTGGCGTGATCCGAGTGATGTTGAGCCGCTCGTGGATGAAGAATTCCCAGCGTTGGCCTATGGGGTCTAGACGATGCAAGTAAGACATGCTGTCCGTCGATCCCTTTCCTTGCAACTAGCTTTTTATGGGCCCGCGGGATCAGGAAAAACTTTCAGTGCGCTGCTATTCGCGGCCGGCTTGGCACCGGACGGAAAGGTTGTCGTCATCGATTCGGAGCGCGGTCGGGCGTCTCTTTACGCCGATAACAAAAAAATCCTCTCAGCGCTACCTCAAGGATTCGACGTTATAGAGCTTGAGCCACCGTATCATCCGAAACGATACGTGGAAGCGATCGACATCGCTGAGAGCAGCGGGTATAAGGTCTGCCTAATTGACAGCGGTTCTGATTCTTGGGACGGTCCCGGTGGCTGTACTGACATCGCGGAAGCTGCGAAGGGGATGTGGGCTGGAGCAAAGCTTGCGAATAAGAGGATGATGGCGCGCGTCGCCAATTCGGATATGCACGTCATCTGGTGTCTGAAGGCGCAAGCTAAAACCAAGATCATCGACAAGACTAAATCTGAGTCAGGCAAACAGGAATACATCGACCTCGGAGTTTTGCCGATCTGGGAAAAGAACAATTTTTACCCTCAATTGCTGGCTTTCTCGGTTGATCCCGAGACGCACCTGTCCACCGTAAAGAAGTGCCACGACGATCTCTGGGCGTTCTTCCCTGAACCGAAACTGATCACAAAGGTCGACGGTGAGCGTATCCGTCGGTGGAACGAAAGCGGGCAGCCGCTGGAAGCGAACGAGCAACTTATCAAGCGATCGAAGGCTGCGGCGGAACAGGGCATGGATGCGTACAAGCAGTTCTTTGGGCGCCTGACTGCTGCCCAAAGAAAGACGCTTGAGCCGTACCACGCAGAGAACAAGGCGACGGCCGAAAAATCAGACCGAGATGCGAACGCAACGGAAACCCCACGCGACGAAGACAGCAACGGGGTAGTAAACGGCGGGAATGCATTGCGATCCGGCCAGTCTGAAGCTGGTGCGGATCTGGCGACAACTTCAGTGAACGCAAGCAATGCTCCCGCCGTTCCGGTCAATGGATTCCCTGATATTGCCGAGTCGAAAGACGGTGACCGCATCACGTTCCAGGGACTCGAGTACGTCTTCCGCGCTGACGTCAGCGCCTGGCGTCCAGCTAAAGCGGAGCCGACGCTGTTCCCAGAACCGGAACTCGCTTATGCCGGCGATCCCGGCGACCAACCGAGCAAGAGGTCACGACGGAAATGAGCAACCTGCAACCAGGTACGTGGCCTTCCGATGTGGATGCCACTGTTGCTGACGATATCCCCGCTTGGGAAGAGCCGGGGGAGATCGTCATGCGATTAGGCGACTTCGTCTGGATCAGGGAAGGCAACGCCAAGCCGGTGCTTGTCCAGATCACCGCGGTGCAGCGCTGCTGGCAGGGCTACAAGCTCGCTGCCCAGGATGTGGAGAGAGGCGCGCCGACCTCAACGCAGGTCGAAAAACAGGAAGTGGGGGAGGTCGCGTGAAGCATGCCTAACCTGTCAGTCGTTCCGTTCGGGAAATACAAAGGCCAGCCTGTTGAAGTAATGGCACAGGATCAGGAGTACTGCGAGTGGCTTACTGAACAGGATTGGTTCAGAACACGTTACACCGCGATCCACACGCTCATCGTCAACAATTTTTCCCAGCCGCACGAGACTCCGGAACACAACGCTCTACAGGTGCGGTTCACCGATAAGGAATGGTGCAAAGTTTTCCTGTGGGCATTTCTGGGCGAACGATACTGGCAGAACTTGTTACGACAGGAACAAATGCGCGCGATATCTCGACGTGAAAAAGATATACAAGCGTGCCAGAGCATTATTCAGAAGAATACTGATCGACTTGTGAACATTGGGGATAAGCCGGACTCGCAGGCGTACGAGAGGTACAGAAAAAAGTTCGTGTATGATCACGCCAATGAAGTTTTTATTGCCCCGCTTACAGAAGAAGACTGGCTAAAATCAACGACCAATCACTGGAACCTTTCTATTCGTTCACCTACAAGGGAAATAACAGACGCGCAAAGCGAATTGGCGCGGCTCAATCTGGCATATAAGGCGCGATTGGATTGGCTGGAATCATCACCAGTACCGGTACTTGAGATTTTGGAGTTGCTATTCGAGGTAGAAGGAGCTGATGTCCAATTTCGCTTTAATGTAAGTACGGACATGCCGGACAACTGCCGCTTTAAGAGTTATTTCAATTGGAATGACCATTCATGCGTGACATTTAGTCACATCTCCAATAACTATCATCTCCGAATTGAATGCAAGCCTGTTATAGGTGATGACTATCCCGCCGTACTCCGACAAATGAAAGCTAATTCCTGTGATGTCCTTCTGATCGGACATGGCGGCTATCGCGGCGTGGGCGCGACATCTAAACAAATGGAGCAGATCTTCGCTGCCTCGGGAATTAAGGTGATGCTGCTTTCGCAAATCAACGATTAAAGCCATGGCCACATCGGTTCCAAATTTACAGCAGCGCATCGAAGCCCTGCTCGCCAACGTGGCCGAGGAGATCCGGCCGTGTAAAGCCTGCGGTATGCAGTTGGCCTTCGTTCGTCACAAGAAGACCGGCAGGATCGCGCCGTATGTGCTATACGGCGAGCACGCCGGCGTAAACCATTTCATCGATTGTCCGTGTGTCCAGACCTTCAAAAAACAAAGGGAAATTGTAAATGCCTAAACTGAACTTTCTCGGAGCACACATACTACACTTCGACGTCCGCCCGCAGGACAACGACTGGCTCCTGCGCATCGACATTGCCTGCGACCTGACCAGGCCGCTGGCGGAGAAATTGAACTGCGAAGATGTGCTCGCCATCGAATCCGCCAAACGGATTCCGCTGACCATCGAAGACAAAACCGCCACAGAGCTGCGGATGACGTGCGCCGGCCTCGAGCAGCATGACCTCGAGATGCTCGCTCACCGCATCGGCGATTTCCGGGTTATCCGGCACGAGGAAGACGGTGTCGTCGAGCGTACCTTGCGCTTTCACGTCTATGCGCCGGCTTCTGTTGTTCCGCTTGTTAATGAGTACGTCAAAGCCATCGGACAGGGCAAAGCCAAACTCACCGTGAACGTGCTCCAACAGGACAAATTCGAGGAAGCGGAGGAGGCCGAAGAGGACGAGCCTGCTGAACCCGGGCCCAAGGAAAAGCCGAAGCGCGGCCGCCGCGTGGCGCCATTCGGCCAGGCCTCAGCCCAGGAGACTACCGCACAGGTTTAGAACGATGATCGGCACGGTGTTCGGGCGCTTAACAGTTGTCTCTCTGGGGCGGGCCAATGGTAGAAAGACGGCCCTGTGCCGGTGTACATGCGGTAATGAGAAAAGCGTCCAACCATCTGACCTGCGGCGTGGATTTGTTCAGTCATGTGGCTGCCTGTCACGCGAAATAACCATCGCGCGAAACAAACGATCGGCAACACACGGAATGAGCCGGACATCCGAGCACAAGATCTGGGCAGGCATGTTGGCTCGTTGCCTTACTCCATCCGATAAGTATTATCCGAGATACGGAGGACGCGGAATTACGGTCTGTCCTGAATGGCGCGAGTTTCTCAACTTCTATCACGACATGGGACCGCGCCCATCCAAGGGTCACAGTATCGACCGCATCGACAATAACGGCCCCTACGAACCGGGCAACTGCCGATGGGCAACATGGACCGAGCAGGAGAGAAATCGCCGCAATAACAGGCTGTTGACAATAAATGGAGAGACGCTGCCAGTCTCTGCGTGGGCAGAAAAAACAGGCGTCCCGGCGGGCAAAATTTATTTACGTTTACGCTACGGAATACCGCCCGAGAAAGCCATCCAGGCCCAATCCCTAAGAACTCCCGCTAGGAGCACCAACCGGCTTTTAACCATTAACGGAGAAACACACCCTGTTTCCGAGTGGGCGAAACTTGTCGGTATTCCAGCTCCGACAATCTACACGCGCCTGTATCACGGCAGAACACCATCCGAAGCTATCCAAACCGCACATTTCAGGAGATCAGATGCCGCTTCTCGAACGTGATGTCTATCTCCAGACAAAGCACTTCTTGGAGTTTCGTGGCTGGCGTACTGTACGGATGCAGCGCACAGTCGTTCCAGGCCAATTTCAGACTGGTGAGCCTGGTATTTGTGATGCGCTCTTTATTTTTTACTTTGAGAAGCCTCTTGGTGCCAGCGCCTCGCTATGGTTGGAAACAAAATCCCCGAGGCCCGGCAGCAAACGCAGCGCACAGCAGAAGAAGTGGCAGGCCCGCGAAGCGGCTCGAGGTGCTCTCGTGGTCACCGTCTACGACTTCAACCAATTCGAGGCGTGGTACCGCGAGACATTCGGCTGGCTGCATGCGATGACCGGGCAGCAGGAGCTTGCGCTTGCCGGGTCCGCCGAGGAGAAGTGGTGATTGAGGTCCACACATTGGTGTGCGAGAAGTGCAACCGGACCTATGTCTCGGCCGACGCGGATAGTATGTACTGCGGGCTTTGCCGGCTTGCCATGCGCCGTGAGGCCGCGCAGGAGCGCCTGGACAATATCAATGCGCGGCTGGACGTAGTCGTGCTGCCGGAGGATGCGGCGTGAAGCGTGGTGCTCCTCGTCACCGTAAAATGCGCGACCTGGCTGCCAAACTCGGTGTCCCGCTCTCACACGCCGTCGGCATCATGGAGATGCTTTGGCACTATGCCGGCATAGAAACACCCCAGGGTGACATCGGAACAGCGAAGGACATTGAGATCGCCGTGGCTGTCGACTGGAGCAAAAAGCCTTCAATTCTCATAGAAGCTCTGATTGAAACGGGCTGGCTCGATCGAGACGAGAAATATCGACTGATAGTCCACGATTGGCCAGACCACGCAGAGCAAGCCGTAAAGAAATGGTTGGAGAGAAACAGAAAGGAGTTTCTTCCGGTGTACGCGCAGATGTCTGGAAATTCGTCCAGACAAACGTCCGGACAAAATACAGACACGCGTCCGCCCTCGCGGGAGGCTAGGCTAGGCGAGGAAGATGTTTGTACAAACAACGAAAAGTTGACAAACGGGAACCGCGCCGCGAAATTCGATGCCGGATTCCTCGAATTGCGAGCAGCCGTTGCGGAAGCTGGCATCTCGTGGAGCGATGCTGACTGGCGCCAAGCCTACTCTAAGTGCTGGAATAACTTGGCGTTAGAGGAACGAATCGCTGCTGTAAATGGTATCCGCGACCGCATAGGAACAGGGGATTTTGTCCTCAAAGCGAAGCCGGAAAACTACCTGGCGAACCACCTGTGGGAGCGGTCTTTGCCATCTGAAGGCAGGCAAATTTCAGCCACTGAGCGCGAGTTTTACCGCATGAAACGCGATCGGGAGGCCCAAAGTTGACCATGTGCAGCGAGAAAAAGTCGCTCGAAATAGCCGACAAATTGGACGTGCTGCAGCACTATCCGGCACCCGGAAAAGCGCGCGCCGCGATCGCGGAAATGGTGCGGGAAATCTGCCCGACAGATAAGGCGGCCGACGTACTGTTCCGCCAGATTGTGGAGGCTTACAACACTTGGCCTGGTCCGCAGGAATTCACGCAGTTTGCACGCGGCAAGATGAGGCCGCAGGCGCAACGGGCTGAGCTGCAGGAGTGGGATCCGGACCAGTGGCGGCACCAGGTGGAATGCTCGCGCTGCGGCGACGATGGCTATATCCGTGGCGCCGGCGAGTTCGCGCGGTGCAACTGTGACGCCGGCAGAAACATCGATTCTCGCTTCCTGAAGCTGCTCAACGAAACGGCGCAGGCCGCGGCCGACCCGGTTCGTTCGGTGCGGACCGATGCGCCAATTAAGCCAAGCGTGTCCGAAATTGCGAAAGTGATGCGGCAGAAGAGTGCACGGACGCAGTGAATCGTGCTGGGATAAGCCACTTCGTTCATTTATTCAAGATTCTGCCAGAGCGGTTTATGGAATGGGAAGTTGAAGAACGAAATACAGCAGAAGAATTCAGATCTCGCGGCATTGAACCGCTCTCGATTTTGAAAGACAGGCGCGGCGGGCAAATAAAAAATCTGTATCTCTGGCAACTTCGGGAACGAATACAGTCTGGCGATACGTTCCCTCGTGATGAGTGGGGAGGATGCGGGTGCGGTGGCGCAACGCAGGATAGGCAAGGAGCTGTATCATGACGTACCAGCAAGAGCAGCGCGCAGCAAAAATGCGCGCGAGGAATGCATCTCTGATCCGGACACGGCAACGCGCACGCCGGCAGCCGCGCAGCGCGAACGGGCAGCGGTTCGCCAGGTCCGTCTGGTGTGTGATGTACACCGACAGGACCACCGCATGCCTGTTGTGCGGCGTTGTCTTGGAACCCGAGCAGCGGCACGAATGCTATGGAAAAGGGCTGGAGGCCGAGCCGCAAGTGAGTAAATGCGTGTAGCAAGGCTACTGAAGACTTGGCGGGTGATTGCTAACTTAGGCATCCGCGAAGTGGCCAAAGAAATTGGTGTCTCGCCCGCTACCCTCTCAAGGATAGAACGCGGTGAAGAGATGAATGGACAGACGCTCGCCAAGGTGATCATGTGGATGCTTGGGCAGCCGAAATCATGACGCTGGACACCAAGAGGCTCAGGCCGGAAAGGGAGATTTAGCCCATGTCAACCCAGCTAATACGCACGGAGCCGATTCGCGATAGAATGTTGTCCCTTCGAGGAGGGGACATGGGACGTCGGCGCGGACAGAGAAAGGGCTGGCTACGCGAGCAGAGCGGGCAATGGCGGCTCACGTACAGACTCTACGACGTGCTCGGCAGACCGAAGCGCGAGGACGTGTATATCGGGCCGGCCGAAGGGCCCGGTAAACTCACGGCGAAGCAGGCCGAGCGACGGGCCTGGGACGACTACCTAAGCAAAGCAGACGACATTTCGCGTAAGCCAAAAGCGACTATTACGGTCACAGAATTTTGGGATTCGAAGTACTGGCCACAAGCGGAGCTCAGGCTCCGCAAGAGCACGCGCGGGCAGTACTCGTCGCTGTGGGGCCACTGGCTCAAGCCGCGGATCGGGAGCACTTCAGTTGCACTCGTGACGGTTGAACACATCGAGCAGACACTCGCCGAGATCGCCAGTGCCGGAAAGTCGCCAGCAACCGTAAAGCATGCGCGCAAGGTGCTTTCGGCTCTCTTCACCCGGGCAAAGAGGCTCGGATACTTCACGGGAGACAACCCAGCCGGACTCGTAGAATTGCAGCCTGCGACAAGCGTCAGGAAACCGTATGCGCTCTCTGTGGCGCAAGCGAGGGCGATACTGGCAGGAAAACCTAAAGGCGCCCAGAATGGCTCTCTTGCCACGCCAAATCGATTCCTGCACATGATTCGCGCGGCGTTGCTGACCGGCATGAATGCGGCCGAACTCTGCGGGCTGCGGTGGTCTCAAGTGAACTTGACGGACGCTCCGGCGGGCGACATTCCGGCGAAGTGCATCGGTGTCCGCGAGCACTGGTACCGCGGTGAGGCCGGCGCACTAAAGACCGGCAACCGGTACCGCAACATCCCGATTTGCGGCGCGCTCGCAAAGCTTCTCGAGGAGATCCGGGCCCGCGGCGTGTTCCTCACGGGCGCAGACCGCGTGTTCTGCTCGCGCAATGGGAAGCCGCTAACCGAGAACAATATTCGCCGACGCCATCTTGCGCCGCTTGCCGAATCGCTCGGGCTTCCATATCTCGGCTGGCACATCTTTCGCCACACGGTGGCCAGCTGGTGCGCCGAACTCGGGATGCACGAGGTTGACCGACAAGTGCTCCTCGGGCATGCGCCGGCCACGATGACACAGCGCTACACACACGCTGAGCTTGAGCGGATACGCGGCGTGCTCGATCAGTTGGCGGCGCGGATTGAACCGGCGAAGACTGGTTCGAACGTGGTGGAGATCAGGAGAATTGGTTGACGACGGAGCAAAAAAGGCTCGCAGCAATTGAGCGAATCCTGACCTACCTCAGCCTTTGCGATGAGCTTGAATTGCGATTTAGCGAAGACGAAGACGAAGACGAAGACGAAGAAAAAATCCGCTTTCGCATGTTACCACTGACCTACTTCAATCGCTGTGAGCCAATATCACATTGCGAAGAACTTGGGAATTTACCCAAATCGTATCAGCGCTTCATCCCGGCGGATGCGGCGCCGCGCGATGTGGACCACGACGAATGGGATGTCTCCTGGTTCACAAACAGAATCACTGGGAACGACACCAATCCGACGGCTGAACTGTGGAAGGATAAAAAGGCCATTTATGGTGTTCAGCGCATACGACGTGTCGCACTGAGCGAGATTCGCGGGAGGTTCAAACTAAAAAGCGGAATGGTAATCGAATTAGCGGCTGCCTTAATTCATAGTGATGGAACGTACACGAGTTCTCGCTTTTACGCCGAACAATGGGGATCTAGCGGATGGTATGTAATTGGGCAACCCGGCCCTGTTATCCCAGAGTTGCTTTTAGATCATGAGCGGCGGCAAGTAGAAATCTCACTAGGGTACGCTTACGCACGCCATTTCGACTGGCAAGTAGAAATCGGCTACACAAAAATGCCGACCATCGCCCTCACGGTCGATCCACCTGCCGCACGAACAGTTTTTAAACTCCGCGATCTCCCGCCTGGAAAGGACAGACGCGAAGCTCTTAAACATTGGGTCGGTGAACACTATAGGCATCAATCGTCAGGTGACAGCACGGAAGAGTTGATTAAGATCTGGCCGTACCTGAGGGGCGGCAATCAATTCAAGTGGCATGGCATGGAGTGCCGAATTCATCCCAGCAGACATGACCTGATCAGGGCCAAGAAATACGAAGAGTACCGGGCGATCCAGCGGCAGCAGAACCAACAAACGGCGGCGAATAGGAGGAAGCGAAAATGAAAGGAAAAACGTGCCAATCATGTAGGAACGTCTACCCGCCGTGGTTCTCTCGCTGCCCGGTTTGCCAAAAGGTCGGTAGTGCGCTAAAAGTTGGTTGATAAAAAAAAGGCCCCGGACACCCGGGGCTCTCAAGCAACAGATTGATGCTCATTAGTATATTCCTATCGCGGATAGCCATCATTGCCACAATTGTGATTGTAGGTGGTGTTGTTTACTGGGCTGCCACGGTCCAGTCTGATGTGAACTATCTGAAGTCTGACATGGCATCGATCAAGGGGACACTCACTGAGATTCAGGCTCAACTAATAGAGCTGAGACTGAAGGCGATGGAGAAAGGCAAGCAGACTAACCCAGGCAATCAAGAAGAAGCCAAGAAAATTTCTGCGGATATCAGAGCAGGAGGCTGATGAAGCCATGCCTGAACCCCAAGCGCGAGCGTCTTCCGTTCATAGCAATATTCTGAATACGCCAGCAGCCAGCAAATTGCCGGATGCGGTGATGATCTTCAGTTGGCCGCTTTCCAAGGAGATCATGGCAGAGGTCAAGCTCACTGGAAGCGGCATTCGCTCTGTCCATTTAGAAAGACTCCGACAATACCTTGAGCTTGCTAAAGACGCCGTCGATTCTGACGATGGAGACGGGGGTAAATGATCCACTGGCGGCCCGTACTCGCGAGGCCGCCACCAAGGGATCAACCAGAAATTAGTCAAATAGCAGTCAGAAAAATACAGATTCGACATCAAGGCAAACTGTCGCTCAGGATGTTAAGAGTTCAACTGTAACTTAATGTGGCTTATATCATACTGAAAAATAAGGCAGTTAAGTGGTACGCCCGAGAGGATTCGAACCTCTGACCTCTTGCTCCGGAGGCAAGCAGGCTCAGTCAAATGTCGGTCAGAAAATGATTGAGAATATAGGCACTTAGATGCCTGTAGCAAGGTATCAGCAGTTACGTAGCAGTCAAAATCACCGGATTTCTGGCCGAGGCAAGCGGTCTATACCCCCACATTTGACAAGATTCCAGATTTGTTGCAGACTGACAACTGAGTGTTTGTAAGCTCTTGGGCAATACTTGTTGCCCCACCGTACCGACGGACCCTTTTGAGTCCTTTCGTCTAAACCACCAAAAACCCCGTCAAACCACGACATGAGAGTCCTCATCGAGAACTCGTCAGGTAATGGGTCTACCTCGATCAAACGGGCCCGCAGTTACGTTCGGCGCAAGCGTGCGGAGTGGGTAGAGGAAGCCACCGTACCCACAATCTGTTTCACAAAAAACATAAACCATCACCACTACGAAACGGTACTTACTCCAGGTGCTCTCTACTCAGCCGGCCGCGACACACTCGCTCGCTACGACCAGGCGCGGCGTATCCCGATGGTCGGCGATGTCAGGCGCCTGTTCACGACGAAATCGCCATGAGCCCAAATGCGGGTATGAACTTACCCAAATGCGAGGTGCGCTATTTCTGCTGCTGCTGGTGGTTGTTCTGTGGCTCCTGAGTCGATACGGACTGCTCTGATGGAGATGTTGATGGGCTTCTGTTGGGGCGCCGTGCTGGTCTTGATCTTTATCGCGATGATTCTTGTGTGGGAAGAGCCTGCACCGAAGCCCTGCTACCAGTCCGAACCTCGTTCCGCGTGGAACTTCGTAGAGCCGATGAAGCCCACGCGCGAGCGCTGCCTACCGGTTACTGGCGTCGTTGGGGTCTGTCACGCATGCGGCCAGTTCGTGCACTCGGATGCGCACGTGCCGAACGAATCGCTGGGGATTTTCCACGAGGCTTGCTGTCCCGCGTGTCATCCAGAGCCGGAGCCTGTTTGAAAAATATCACTTTGCGGGTCCTTCCAGGACGTACACCACGGGCGGGTGTAACTATTGCGTAAAATCAGTAGTTTAGCGTCCATGGTTAGGTTATAGGTGTCAAAATGATCTCACCTGGGATGATCTGTTTGCTTCTAGCGTTGGTGTGTTTTGTACTGGCGACGATCAATGCAATAATTCCGAGGATCAACGTGATGGCGCTCGGGTTCTGTTTCTGGGTGCTTTCGATACTGCTCAAATGACCGTAAGCACTCGACAATTGGCGGCGATGCTCGGGCTAAGCTTAGCCCGTGTCTACACGCTTGGCCGCCTGGGAAAAATTCAGCCAGAGGCCCCTAATTCCTGGGACGTCGACAAAGTCGCTGCCGCGCTCGGGCGGGATCTAGACAGGTCAATCATACACACGGAGTCGCCATCTGATGACCATGTTCCCGTATCTCCTCGCCAAGGGAGTCAAGCCTACGAGAGCTGGCGCCTGACAAGGGAGAAGGCAGCGCGCGCAGAACTGGAGCGGCAGAAGCTCGAGGGCTCGCTGCTCGATGTACGCGAAGTTAGAACTGCCTGGGCTGGAATGATTTCAATCGCTCGCTCAAGACTGTTGCTCGTCGGAGAGCAGGTCAGCGATACCGTGGCGGCCGAGGCCGATCCCATACGCTGTCGGGAAATCATCACTGGTTCGATACACGACGCCCTTTCATCGCTCTGTGAATCGCGCTAAACAATTACTCAAGGAATGCTGCCGGCTTTGGGCGCCGCCAGTCCGAGAATCGCTCTCGCAATGGGCAGAAGCGAACTTCCGGCTCAGTTCGGAGTATTCGGCGTATGAAGGCCCGCTCAGGCTTTACCAGTTCCAGCGCGGCATCCTGGATGCTTACAGCGACATTTACACCCGCGAGCTCGTGGTGATGAGCGCAACCCAGATGGTGAAGACGCTACTTCTGCAATGCATCATCGCCCACACGATCGCCCGGGATCCGGGCCCGATCCTACTGGCTCAACCTACCGAAACGGATGCCGAAACGTTCTCAAAGGAACGTCTCGACCCAATGATCCGTGACATGGAATGCCTCAGAAAGCTCATCGCACCGGCGAAAAAGACGAGCAGCGCGAATACGGTCCTGCATAAAGTATTCCGCGGTGGCTCGCTATCGCTCATCGGCGCCCAAACGCCTGGCAATTTCGCGCGCCGGTCTATTCGTGTGTTCCTGGCGGATGAGCGTGACAAATGGAAGCGGAATGTTGGCAGGGAAGGCGACGGCTATTCCCTTGGGGTGAAGCGCACGGCCACATTTCGGAGCCGGGCGAAACTGGTTCAGGTATGCTCTCCTACAATCGAGGGCGCCTCGCAGATAGCAGAAGCCTACCAGGGCAGCGATCAGCGTAAATTTTGGGTGCCATGCCCGTCCTGTGGCCATTCCCAGGTTCTTCGCTGGTCACAAGTAGTCTGGGAAGCCGCAGCTCCGCGCGAAACGGCCAGGTACAAGTGCGAAAACGAGGATTGTGGCGCACCCTGGAACGATTTCGAGCGCTGGGGCGCGTGTAGCCGCGGAGAATGGAGAGCCGATCGCCCTTTTCAGGGTATTGCTGGATTCTGGATCTCTGAACTTGCCAGTCCGTGGAAGACACTGGGCGACATGGTTGCGGATTTCCTGTCGAAGAAAGACGATCCTGCGCTTCTGCAGACCTTCGTCAACACTTCGCTTGCTGAAACATGGAAAGAACGCGGCGATGCTCCGGATTACGAGAAGTTGATGGCGCGGAGAGAGCCGGATTACCGTCTCGGTCAGGTTCCGGCGCCTGTTCTGTTCCTCACGGCCGGCGTCGACGTCCAGAAGACCTGGCTCGAGGGTTATGTCTGGGGCTGGGGCCGCGGTAAAGAACGCTGGATTATCGACCATTGGCGGATCGAACACAACCCGTATGATCAGGCGGCGTGGGATGCACTGACAACCAGGCTGAATTCTACCTATAGGCATTCGTCCGGAGCCGATCTCGCCATCATGCGGATGGGAGTCGATACAGGATATGCCACTCAGGAAGTTTACCGGTGGGCCAGGGAACAGGGCGGCGGCAGAGTCATAGCGACGGACGGACGGCCTTCAGGTGCGGCGTTATTGGGGCTTCCGACGCAGGTCGACGTCACAATAGCCGGACGAAAAATCAAGCATGGCTCGAAGCTCTGGCCGGTCAATGTTTCGATGGGAAAGTCGGAACTGTACGGTCTGCTCGGCAAAGAGCGACCGGCAGCCGGCGAACCGTATCCGCCAGGCTGGGTCCATTTCCCCTCGGATCTCCAGGAAGAGACCTTCAGGCAATTAACAGCCGAAGTTCTGGTTACCAGGATCGTCAAAGGCTACCGGAAAACGGAATGGGTCAAGATCCGTGAGCGCAATGAGGCTCTCGACTGCGCGATCATCAACCGTGCCTGTGCCGCGCACATCGGTATTGACAGATTCGGCGAGCGCCGATGGCATGAGTTCGAAACAGCTCTCAGGTATGCCGATATTAAAGAACTCGAGCCGGAACCGGGAATAAAACCCGCGGTTGAAATCGCTCAGCGGTCCCCTGAGATTGGCGTGGTGCGCGAACGCACCCAAAGTTGGCTGGGCGGCCGCGGCGAGAACTGGTTTTCACGATGAGAGTACAGGAACCGGGCATCGGCGAGGAACGGCGTGCACAGTACGAATATCGAACGTCTGTGCTGGATATCGACACGGACCTCAGTAAATGGGGCGACGAAGGCTGGATATGCTTTGCGATCGTTCCGCTCGAATACAATTCCAAGGCTGTTTTTCACTTCCGCAGAAATAAATAATGCCCTGGTTACCCTCGGACCTCGAAGCGTTGGAAGCAGCCATCAAGACCGGTGTGAGCGAAGTGCGCTATGCAGACCGGAGCGTCCGTTACCAATCGCTCGAGGAAATGCTTGCGCTTCGCCAGATCATGCGGGAATCGATCGAAGGCGGCAGTTCAAGCGGCCAGGTTCGGACCACGCTCGCTTCGTACACCAAAGGCTGAGATTTGAATTGGCTTGATCGAGCGATCGACTGGCTGTCGCCGGCCATGGGTCTCAAGCGCGCCCGGGCCAGGCACATTCAAGAGGTTTTGCTCGGATATGAAGGCGTTCGCAGTACACGGCGCCAGGGCGGCTGGAACACGGCGCAGAACAGCGGCAACGCCGAAATGGGCGTTGCGCTCACGAAACTCCGTGATAACGCCCGTGACCTTGTTCGTAATAACGCCTACGCAAAAAAGGCGGTGCGCGAATGGTCGAAGCGCGTCGTCGGATGGGGTATCACACCACAGGCCGATACCGGCAGCGCCTCGCTTAACGAGATTATCGATCAGTACTGGGAACAGTGGGTTCCGCAGTGCATGTCTGACAGGCGGCTCGGGTTCTACGCGGCGCAAAAGCTCATTTGCCGGGCAGCTTTCGAGTCCGGAGAGTGCCTTGTCAGGATCTGGGATAGGCGAATTCAAGATCAGCTCGCCGTCCCGTTTCAAATTCAGATTCTTGAGTCTGATTATTTGGATATCAACCAAACAAAGACGCTCGAGACCGGCTACATTCTCCATGGCATCGAGTTCGACCCTATCGGCCGTATCCGCGGCTACTGGCTCTTTGGGCAGCATCCAGGGGATGTTGTCAACACGAGGCTCGGGAGAAATCTAGCTAGCAGATTCGTACCAGCCGAGGTTATTCTGCACCATGCCGAAATCGAGCGGCCGGGCGATGTCAGGGCAGTAACCCGGTTTGCGCCGGTCATGAACAAGCTGCGAGACGTCGATGAATACGCCGATGCCGAGATTGTGCGTAAGAAAATCGAGGCGTGCCTAACGGCCATGATTACGCAGCCCGAGGGCGCCGACGGTCCAACGATGGGTTCCCTGGTAACGGATGCGGACGGCAACAAGGTAGAGAAATTCCAACCCGGTATGATAATGTACGGCGCCCAGGGAGTCAGCGCGGAGTTCTTCGCTCCGTCGAGCTCCGGCGACTTCGCCTCACATAAGAAAACTGAACTACGGGAGGTCTCCACCGGCCTTGGAATTCCTTATGTGACGCTCGCGGACGACCTCAGCGATGTCAATTACTCGAGCTATCGCGGCGGCGCGGTCGCTTACCGGGATGACATCGACGAATACCGGTGGAATTGGTTTATCCCGCAGGTCCTCGACCCCATCTGGCGTAAGTTTGTCGACACTCTGTATCTGATGGGCGGCATTCCGGAGGCAAATTACGGCGTGAAGTGGAATCCTCCGCCATTCGATCTGCTCGACCGTGAATCAGAGAGCAAGGCCGATATGACCGAGTTACTCATCGGTAAAAAGACATGGCCACAAATGTTGGGCGAGCAAGGCAGAGACCCGGAAAAACAATTCACGGAAATTGCGGCATGGAAGCCCAGGCTGGACTCTGTCGGAGTCTCATTCAATCCGAAAGGAAACAAAAATGGCGAAGCTCAGAATTCCGCGGCCTAGCATTATTGCGACCCTCGCGCCGGAATCGCTCAACGGCGAGGAACGCACAATCGACGCTACATTTTACAGTGGCGCCGAAGTACCTCGGTTTTCGTGGCTCCGCGGCGAATACATGCTCACGCTGGAGACCAAGCCAGGCGCAGTGCGGCTCGGTCAGTTGAACACCGGCTCTGCCCCAGTGCTCGAGGCACACAACGATTGGAGGACAAGTGATGTCCTTGGTGTCGTGGAAAAAGGCTGGCTCGAGAATGGTTCGGCCAAAGCGAGTCTGCGTTTCGCCAAGAACGATGAATCCGCCGATCGCGTCTGGAACAAGATCGAGCAGAAGATCCTGCGCAACGTTTCGATGGGTGTCCGGATTCACAAGATGAAAGAGACCTCGACAGCCGAGGACAAAATCAAGTCGTACCTTGCGACAGACTGGGAGCCATTCGAAATTTCCATCGTCCCGATCGGGGCTGATCCTGGAGCCCATCTTGAACTCGCCGGCGATACCGGCGAGCAGGAAATCGAAGTCGAAGAGTTTTCGCGGGCAACTAGCCCAAAGGAGGCACACATGCCTGAACAGACGGGCGAAACTGCCCACAATTCGGATGCGGTGGCAGCGGCGCAAGCCGCGGAGCGTACCAGAGTCCTGGAAATTACCAAAAAGGGCGCACTGGCCAAGCTGGAGCCGGCTTTCGTCACTCAACACATCGAGGCTGGCACGTCGGTTGAGGAATTCATCCGGCTGGGATTCGACCGGATGGCGGCGCGCAGCGAAGCGATTCCGACACGGGAACATCACGAGATTACGCGCGATGAACGCGAAACCAGGCGCGCACTGGCCGAGTCAGCCATTCTCAATCTGGTCCTGCCGAGCAAATTCAAAGTGGAACCGGAGAATGACTTCCGCGGCATGCGGATTTCCAGGCTGGCCGAGGAGTTGCTCACACGCTCGGGCGTCAGCGTTCGCGGCAAAAACATGGCGGAAATCGTGAATCTCACCATGCACGCGACGGCCGACTTTCCGTACATCCTCGAAAACAGCGCGCGCAAGATGCTGCTGGCCGCCTATGAATACGCTTCTCCAACATACAGGACTTGGACCAAGCGCTCGACAACTCCGGATTTCAAAACGATGAGCCGGTTACGACTCAGTGAGACCCCGGCGTTCATCGTGGTTCCGGAAGGCGGACAGATCCAGCTCGGGCCGATGACGGAATCGCGCGAACAGTACGCGATCGCCACATACGGCCGCGGCGTATCGTTCACTCGGCAGATGCTGATCAATGACGACCTCGGAGCGTTCAACGATTTGATCTCCGCGTTCGGCATTCAGGCCTCCCGGCTGGAGAATAAGACCGTTTACGCGATCCTGACGGCGAATGCTGCCATGGCCGATACAGTCGCGTTGTTCCATGCCACGCACAACAACCTGGGATCCGGGGCCCTTGGTAATCCAGGGCTGGATTCGATGTTTACGGCGATGGGAACACAAAAGGGGCTCGATGGTCTGACGGTTCTTAATTTGCGACCGCAGTATCTGATTGTCCCGATGGCGAAGGCTGCTACCGCTCAAAGCGTGATGACTCCGGTGGGACCGTCTGTCAAGATCACCGATCAGAACTGGTTCGCCGGCCGGCTGACCATCGTCGCGGATGGGGAACTTGACGCCAATTCAACCAGCGTGTGGTATGGCGCCGCAGATCCGAGTACTGCACCCGGCATCGAATACTCTCACCTCGAGGGAGCGGAAGGTCCGCAAATCATCCGCAAAGAGAACGAAGGCGCGATTCTTGGCGTGCAGCTCTATGCGTACCTCGATTTCGGAGCGAAAGCCATCGACTGGCGCCCGCTCTACAAGAGCACAGGCGTATAACCGTTTTTAAGAGGAGAAAACAACATGCCTACTGGATATCTTGTTCCTGCGCCACCGCAAATCAGCCCGAAGGCCACGGTCGTGGCTCATGCTGCTAGCGCTACGTTAACCGTTGCAGACTTCGGTAAAATTCACACCAATACTGGAGCCTCCGGAGCGACTATCTATACATTGCCGGCGCCGGCAGATGCCGCGGGAGTCACTCTGCGAGTCCAGTTGACAGTAGCTCAAACTGTCCAACTGCTGCCACCGTCTGGCAAGTCGGTATACCTCGGTGGTTCCGGAGTTGCTTCGAAATATGCGTTGCTTGCTGGGGTCATCGGCAATTACGTCGATCTCTTCAGCGATGGCGAGGCTTATTTGATAACGGGCTATAGCGGAGTGGTCACAAAAGAGGCCTAACCGTGGCCTTTGATTTTGGGCCACTCAATGATGCTGTAACCAGCATCTACGGTCAAACTGTGACACACATCCCCAACGCCGGGCCGAACCAGGAACTGCAAGCGACACTCCTGGATCCGGCGCGGCTCGGGGAAGTATCGCCTGGTGTTTTGCTTGTGGCAGCCGCTCCGCCTTTACACTTTGTCACGCAGCCGGCAAAGGGTGACCAGATACAAATTGGCAGCGTGGAGTACCGTGTTTTCGCGATTTCCACCGATGCCGGCGGAATGGCGCAACTCTCGTTGACTCTGTGACCAATCCGGATATCCTGCGGGCGAACCTTGTGACAAAGCTCCGCGACATTCCATCGCTGGTAGCGCTGCTCGGCGGAGACCCGGCCAATATCGTCGAGTTCATTGAGCAAGCGGAGGGCGATTCTTTCGGGACCATCGCAAAGCTAAGTCCTCCAAAGCTCTTGGTCATGTACACCGGTTCGGTTCCACGCACGCAGATGGAGTACAGGCAGCACAATTTCTCGTTGATTCCTCGCGTATCCGGGAGCCCGGTTGCGATCTACGAGCAAATCGAGGACGGCATACCAGTCAGCGGCACTGGTCTGAAAATGCTGTACGAGCCAATACACTTTGCCGTGCATCCGATGGAAGTTACATCGATGCAGCGTCGCGTGATCCCAGTGAGCGAGCAGTCCAGCTTTGATTACTGGGAGATCTTGACTTCATTCGTTGAAAACAGAGTAGGAGGGTAAGAAAATGCCTGCACGCGAACAGGAACTCGCAACCGGGATTGGATTTAAAAAGCAGGGTGCTCTGCAAACCGCATTGACGGCTGCGGATCTCTGGACGCTCCGATCGACAAGTTTCAATCCCAGTTTTCCGGAGCACGTCAACGAAACAGACGCCGATGATTTCAACAAGGGCGACGAGTTCGTTACGCAGGTGTTTCCGTCTCACATAAACTTCCCCTGGGAGTGGCCGTACTATCTCACATCGCAGAATGCAGCCCAGGTATTCACGTTTGGGTTCGGCAAGTCCGTGGAGTCAACACCCGGTGCCGGAGCTTTCCAATACGTCTGCACGCTGATGGATCCCGTAACTGACGGCGTAAACCTTCCTGCTACTACGATCGTTTCCGGACTGCGGGCCGGTACTGGCGGCGAGATGCTGGATATGGCACTCATCGGAGCCATCCTGGACTCGTTCGAAATCAAATTGTCGTCTGGGCCTGGCCGCCAAAACGCCACGATGACCTCGCGCTGGTTCGGATGTGGCAAGTACCTGAACAATTCCGGGATCGCGATACCGGCTGTTACCTCAGAGAATCTCCTGCAGAGCGGTGGGGCGACGGTCATCACCATTAACGGAGTCGATTATTTCGCAGCGGCTACGT